GTAGTGTCTCAATACCCATCCATCTGCAGTTGCAAAGATGTTTTGAGGATCTACGCCAGTACCACGCACAGCCCACTTAGGCTTTGATTCATCAGCATCGGTTTTACCCCAAAGTGCCATAGTTATACTCCCTGATTGTCGTTCTATCTCAAATTATTTATAAAAAAACGTGCCTCTACGACCTCGATTTCTATCGAGTTTCTATAGCAGATTTTACAGTTTCTAAAAGTTTATCATCCATGTCAGTCTTAGTTAATTTGACTGCTTTTTCTAGGATAACAATACACAATTTGATTAAACCCTCACCCAATTCTGAGTCATCAGGGATTTTGCTTACAGCATCAGATACAATTTTAGATGCGAATGGTAGTAGAAAAGATAACATGATCTAACGTATAATTCTATCCTATATAGGCTACTTTAGTCTGGTGTAAAAGAATTGTTCTTAACGTATCCCCACTTACCTTTTGATAGTGCTCTCACACCTCTGGGATCCTTACCTACTTTCTTCTTAGCAGCCTTACCTGCATCCATGATCTGTTTATATTTTTTCTGCTTTGCTTCCTTGTGTTTCTCTTGAGCTTTCGCTATGATTTCGTTTTTTAAACTTGTTGTTTCAATCATTTCTTTGTCCTTTGGCCACTCGTAAGAACAATTCCATGCCCGAAGAGACTTATTGATGCGACTGTCTGGATCTCTTGCAGTCTTTGCACTTGTAAGTTTCTTCTTCATACCTCTCATTCTGGCACAGAACGATTTCCTACGAGGATTACCTACTTTTTTACTGGGAGCTTTTAGGTCTGAACCAGGATTCTCACGTTCGTAAGACTTCCTGCCCTTTTCATTCAGACCACCCTCTTTATTTTTACCTGCCTTACGTGTCCACGCAGCAGATTCACTCCTTACAATCTTATTGTCAGGTTCATTCTTTGAAAGATTTTTTGCTTTTTGTTTCTTAGAGATCTTAGGTCCTCCTACTATATCTCCATACTCATCTCTCTTGACTCCTTCTTTCATACTCTTAAGAAGAGCATCAACACGTTTCTGACTATCTTTATTGTGGTAATTTACTGGTGTTTTATCTTTCTTTCCTTTCATCTTTACACCTCTACCTTTTGCAGTATTATATCTTCTTGCTTCTGTGTCATCATGAGTTGCCATACTACCTTTAGAACCTCTTCTATTACCAAATGTTCTTTGGTTTCTTTCATTTTTTTTAGCAGCATCATCTTTACCCTGATCTACCTTTGCTTCATCCATTTTCAGTGCATCTAACTGATCTAATGCTTTTTGTGACCACCATATTGTAGCTTCTTTCATTTTCTTTTTAGGTTTGTCAGTTTTAACATAGGTTGGTTTAGCAGCACCAGACTTAGATTGTTGATTAGGATCTGCTTTTTTCTTACGTCTTTGTGCAGATAATCTTTCTGCCTTAGTCATAGACGCTCTCTTTGCAGATGATACACACTTAGGAGTTCCTTCACCAGGTTTGTCACTAGCACAAGTACCACCTGTGACTACATTGACCCACCCTTTCTTACCGTCTTTTGATTTAGATTTAGAAAACCACTTGTGTAAGTTGCCTTCCTTTACTAGGTATCCATCATGCATGACCTTATAACCTTTTGGAATTGGTTTACATTTTTGATCTGTATTACAATAGTATTTACCTTCACCACACTCCACTGCTACCGCCTCCTATAATTGCAAGGTTTAATCCTGCCATAGTATACATTGCATTATGTATTGTAAGATCGGAGTCTTGTATCCATGGCTGTGCATCTTCATTATAAATCCAACATTGTAATGCACCATACTTTGCTTTTGGTATGGAGTCATCAAACCACCAATCATAATGTGGTGTATCGTCAGTTGCAGGGTAAGTCAAGTACCTAACCCCTTACCTTTATCATAATTATCCTTTCCTCCATATCTTGCCATCGTATTCACATAAGATTTTACATCTTTGAACCCACGTTTCTTAGCATCAGCAGCAGTTTGTTTCTTCTGATCTGCCATCTTCTTATACTTGCCAGTACCTACAGTAGACTTAGCACCCTTAACTTTCTTGGGTTGTCCTCTCTTCATGATCTGATCTTTATACTTTGCCCTTATAGCATCAAGTGCAAGATCTCTCCCTTCATGAGTAAACTTCATACCCTTAGTTGCTTTATCCTTAAGTGCCTGACGTTTCTTAGGATCCATGTTCTTTTCATAGTCTGCTAACTTCTTAGCATAACTAGGGTTATCCATTTTCTTGATAAGTGCTCTGTCTTTCTTATCAGGTCCTGTATATGATGCTTCATTCTGTACATCAGGACCATCATTTACATCGTCACGTCTACGTTTTTGTTCACACTTCATACAGTCACAGTCTTCACCATGATTCTTTTTAACCTCTTTGAGTTCATCTTTCTTAGGGTTAATAAGAATCTTAGATTTTTTTTCTGCTAGATACGCTTTGAATGATAACATTACATTCCCTGTTTACGCATAAACTCCTTGAATGCAGGAGAATTGATTCCTCTCTTAGGATCTTTCATTCTTGCTGCTCTCGATCTCTCTCTGTATGGTTTATCAGATTCATCATCTGGTTTATACTTCTCAGGATTTCTCATTGCACGATAGTTTTCGTCTAGAGACTCCCATTCTTCCCATAGTTGATTAAATGATTTGAAAGATAGCATTACTTTGTCTCCATTCTACGTTTTGCTGCCTGTTTAGCATATAGTCTAGATGATTGCTTCATTTTCTCTATTGCCTTTTCTTTGTTTCCTGCTACTGCTGCCTTACCTCTTTCTACCTCTGCCTTCTTAGAAGCTTTGAGTGCTAGGTCTGCAGATATTTCATCTATCTGCTCGACTTCTTCATTCTTAGGACGACAATCATTGACGAGTTTACCACCCTTCATCTTCATACCAACCTTCTTGTGAGTCTTCCAACATGAAACTTCTTGGAACTCCATTGTTTCTAGGTCTTCATCCTGCTCAGATAAGATCATATCAATCTCACCTTCATATCCTAGTTGCTCAAGTAATCCAAAGATCTCATCCCAGATTACTTCCTCGCTCTTATTACCATAGTTTGCTGCACCTTTCTTACGACATTGAACTAATCTACCTGATGCATATGCACTTGGCCATACCTTAGCACTTGCTTTTACTTTCTTATAGCAAGCATCTTTTGTGCCACTACCCTTACCTTTCTTATCTGCTTCATTTAATTCATCTTCATGAGGAATAGTATTACCATTAGCATCTTTCTGATGATGCTCCATCTTCATCTTTTCACGTTTTGCTTTAGTCTTGGCAAGGATTCTATCCTTTGCTTCTGATGCTGCTTTGTTAGGACCATCATATGCCATAGCACCTTTTTGCTTACGAGGTGCCTTAGCAAATCCTGCCATAGGTCCCGATGGTGTACCAGATCCTTTGGTTATACCATATGAACTACCTTCTTCTACTTCTACTGATTCTTTCTTAATTGCTTTAGAAATTACTTTTCTTCTATTGAGTAAATATGAATCGGACTTATCTTTGTCACCATCATTATCTACATCACCATCTTCTTTACCGACAGCATCTAGTTTCTTTTTTGCTTTCTCTTGTATCTCTGCATATGCATCAGACATATCAGGCAAATCTCTGAAGTTCATTGTCATTTTAGTACTTTCTCCTTTTTATTTATCTTCTTTACAAACTCACCAGGTGTCAATTTCTTAGCATAGTTTGCTAATTCATCAGTTCCTATTTCACCTGCAGGTGTAAAGTTAAAGTATTTTATTTTGTTGATTTCTTGTAGATCTTTTAACCATGAACGATATATTCTATCGGATTCATCTACAAAGATAACGTAGTTGCTACCACGACTCACAACTTTACCACAGATACCTGTGTTTACATTCTCTACAAGGTCTCCTATCTTAAATATGTGACCTTCAAAGTAATGTTCTCTAAGTGCTTGAGGATCTAACTTAGGTGCTATCTCATATAGAGTATAAGATGCATCTTGAAAATCATCAAGATCTTCTTGAACATTCATCGCTTGTCTCAGCGTATTATATAGTTCTTCTTTTCCCTTTCTTCCTAGTTTCTCTGGCATACCTGACACAAATGTGTCATAGTCGTCATCCATAGCTGCCTTACGTAGCTTAGATGCACTCATACCTTCTACACCTTCACCATCTGGATCTCTATCACCTGCAGATGATACTTTTATATCATCAAAATTATATAACTTACCATTATATTTGGTTGCTAGTGAGTTAAATTCACTGACTCTATCTCCACCAACTACTATGTTTACTGAACTATATCCTTCACCATCAAGTGTTGTCAACACATCAAAGATAGTTTTAGTCTCTTCACTATTCTGAATAGCATTTGCATGATCAGGATATGCCTGTTTCATGAACTTGATCTTTGTACCAGGATCTAGTGGATTCTTTTGAGGATCTTGTGATCTACTTGGGTAGATCCTATACTCTCCACCTCCTGATGCTGACTTCACTTTGTTTAGAAGTGCTTCATGTCCAGTAGTAGGGGGATTAAATCTTCCAAAAGTAATAGATATGCTACCTTGATCGACCGAACCCTCGCCTCCTGCAGTTTCTTCTCCTCCATTGGTTGTTCCTCCTGCTAATTCTTTTGCGGTCAACTTTCTAAGTTTACCATCTTGACTCATATGAGTCACCTTACCAGTTTGATCGGCATATTTACCGTATCCAACGTGTTTAAGATTGAGTTTTTCTGCTTCTTGTGCTGCAAAGGATTTTTGAGCCTCTTTTAGGAAAGCACTAAACTTTTTCATTCTTCCAATTTT